ATATAAAATATGAATATAAATATAAATTATAGTAGATAAGTAATGGAGACAAAAGAACAATTAGTGAATAATATTAAAGAATGGATTAAAATAGATAACGAAATTGCTAAATTAAAGAATGAAATCAAAGAACATAATAATAAAAAAAAGAGTTTAACTGAGAATTTAGTATCTGTTATGAAGACAAATAAAATAGATTGTTTTGATATCAATGGAGGTGCATTAGTGTATAAAACAAATAAAGTAAAGAAGGCAATCAATGGAAAGACGTTATTAGCTGCATTACAAAATTATTATAAAACAGACACCAAAATGGCAGAAGAATTGGTGAAACATGTTATGGATAGTCGCGAAGAGCAAATCAAAGAAACAATTAGACACAAAATAGATAAATAAACCTTATAAAAAAAATAAGTTAAATAAATATTTATAATTATAATAATGGATAAAGAAGAAAACGAAGAAAACGAAGAAAACGAAGAAAAAGAAGAAAACGAAGAATATACCCCAAAAGAAGTAAAATATTATAATTATAAAGCAAAAGAGGATTGCTTATTATATTTTTCTGATGCAATAAGCTCATTTAATAATGTGAATATATTTGCATACAAAGTAAACAACTCTGCAAGTACACCCTTTTTAAATATTTTGTTACATAAACAAAAAGGAGTGAATACATTGATGCTTCCGCAAGTACCTATTTTTAAAAATATTGAGTCAGATGAATTAATTAATTATAGCAAAATTTGCTTATTTGGTTTATGTCTTCTGGATAATTTTGATAAGTTTGTTGAAACACTCATTTTTAATGGTTTTTACATTTTCGACAACAACTTATATTTATTTTTTGATATTACAAACTGCAATATAAAAGTAAATGATATTTATAGTAATACTCCAATATGGTTTGGTTTGATTGATGAAATTGTAAATCATAAACATATTTGTAACATTAAAATAGAGGAAAACGTTACAAAGTTATTTACATTAAATGATAAATTGTGTTTTTTAAATGATGAAAATGATGAAAGTTATGAAATTCCAGTACTCGGGTTTATTGGAACAAACAAAAATAAAGCCAGTTTTAAAAGTATATTTGGTGAACCAGCACAAAATAAAAATGCAATATTAGGCCCTTATTTTTATTTTACAAATTTTAGTAATGTATTTACAAATAAAGAACATGAATATATAGTTCGTTTTGCATTATTTATAGGAAAAATAAAATATATCGAAAATAAAGTCGATGACCCTATTGATGAGTCTGAAATTAAACAGCAACGTCTTCAAGATACCAGTTTTGACGAGAATATAGAACGTTTAACAATGCGAATAACAGACCATGACGGGAATTGGGCAAAAACATTTGATAGCGTTTATTTGGGATGCCTTGAGTTAGATAATGGAGAATATTTAAGAGATACTCCATTAATAGTTGTAAGAGATTATGAACAGCAAATACCATTAGGGTATCATTATATAAATAAAAATTACTAGATTGTGATTTATGCGATACTATAAATTTATTAAAGATAAACTAATTTAATAAATTTATTAATATAACTAATTAATAAATTTATATGGATGACAATTTTTTATGGATATTTTAGTATTTAATAATCTAAAATAATAATATAGAAATGGATCCAGTCACAAATTTAGGTTTAGTAATTTTATTTTTTTATTGTGTAACCAAATTATTAAGTTTTTATGGAGTAAGCGAAAGCACATATGGAGTTTATTTATTATTTTATATATTAATCGCATTATCTATTGTAATATTACCGCATGAAGAACCATCCTTTTAAACATTTTCATAATTTGTAGAATTATTTTTAATGTTTAATGTCCTTCCATTCTCCAATAATTTTTTAATTTTATTAATATCTATTTTATCCTTTAAATTGTCAATTATTTCAGATTCCATTGGATCTCTATTATTTAAACTTACAAAGGAATCTACAAAATCTTTTATTATTTTATTGTTTTTTTCATGAGCCCTTTTTATTTTATTATATTTAGATAGCTGATTCTTAATTGTTTCATTTGCGGCTTTTTCGCGATTTTCGTCATTAAACCAAGGGTTTCTATAATTAATTGTAGGTATTAATATATCACAAATTTCTGGTTTTACTATTTGCTCAAATCCATTACGTCCATTAAAATTATTTTTGAACTCGTTAATTATTTTTTCAGGAATATTTGGACTTGTTTCCATTAATCGGTCAAATTCTTCTTTACTCATTTTAACCATTTGTTTAACCTCAATTCTCTCTGAAGGGTGTTTTGCTAGTTCAATTTTAATATTTCGGTAAAATTTGTCCCATGCAATAGAACTAACGCGATGTGCTTCATTTAATTGTGTGATTTTCAAAAATTGCTGAATAGTTGTTACAATACCACCTAAAAGATTGAACCCTCCTACAACCATCATAAAGAATGGTTGGTATTGTTCTGGAACTCTTTGTTGTGCAAAGTTAGCAGTTCCTGTCAATGTAGATATAATAATTACAGGAATTGTATATATAGCATTTAAATATGAATAAAGTGCGTTTGATTTTGAGTGTAGCCAGCGATAACACATTGCTTTGTCAGCCCACTCTATTAATATTTCCTCGTGCTCTGGTGTCCACCCCATCTCATTATTTGCTTCAATAGACAGAGATTCACTTTGTTCACTGAGTGCATCGTCCATTTATATTATAATAAAATAATAAAATATAATATTGTATTTTATTATGGAATCAAAATTAGTAAAATTAAAAACAGATTTTAATAATATTATTACAGTTAGAACCACAGTCAAAAACATTTTTGATATTCTTCAAATAAGAATTGATAAATTAAAGGGTTTATACGCAGAGTTTATTAAAAGTAGCAAAAATCAAATGTTTGTTTTTGGGTTGGATTCTTTTAATTTTCAGAGCAAATTAATCGATATAGAGTATGATGATATGAAACGTTTATTCTTGGCAATAAATAACCGCATGTATTGTGAATATTTCAAATTATACAAGATCATCATCGAGTATATATCAAACAATATTAATGATAAGAAAACAACCGAAATTGTTAAACCAAACAACTATCCTATATATAAAGATTTGGAACCATTTAAAGAATATAAGTTTGAAATTATTTTAGATATTCATGAAAATATATTAAACTTATTAGGTGTTTTAATATCTACATTGAATAATAAGGAAAATGAGCTTTTACTACACAAAAATAAACAAAGTATAGGCTTAAATATTGATAACTTTATTACGACTTTCAATTATAATATTATTGTCATGCGAGAGAAAATTATCATGTTTATTACTTATATAGAATTTTTTCATAAATTACACACAAAGTATTTAAAAAGATTTGCGAATAAAATTCAGCTTATGTATTCACATATAAATAATGATATACAATTTGATGAAAATGTTGAAATTAGTAAAAAAAGTATGGATGATTCAGATTCGTCTAATTATGAAAATGAAAACAAAGTTAGAAGAAATATGAGAAAAGATAGCAAAGATACAAATGATAATAATAGCAACCTCTCCAACTCGAGTTTGACAAATCAATCGATAGTTATGGATCTTTTAGATATTGAGCCGGCTTCTAATGATGATATGAGTGATAAAAGTAGAACAGATAGTATTATTAGTAATATTAGTGGTAATATAACACCTAAATTTAATTTAAAAAATATTAAAAAAACAAAAAATAATCTTTTGGTTTTAAGTAATAATGCAACTGATGAACACAAGGATATTGAAGGTTCATTATCACATGACGACTTAAATGATATGTTTTCTACTATAAATATGTCATGTGATTATATCATAAACAATGAAAAAAATCATTTAGAAAATATTCATGAACAAATAGAAAATAATCATGAACAAATAGAAAATATTCATGAACAAATAGAAAATATTCATGAACAAATAGAAAATAATCATGAACAAATAGAAAATATTGTGGTGACTGAAATGTTTATTGATGAAAACATAACTACGTCAGATGAGGATCTTCCTGTTATTTTAGATGATATAATGCCACCAATGGAAATTGTTATTAAAGAGGAAAATAACGACGAACAATCTATATCAGATGCTAGTCAAATTACAATGGATGAGAATGACCAATCAAAGAAAAAACGTACATACAAATCAAGGAAGAAGAAGGGTGATCTTTAAATTGTTTTTTACAATATAAAAAAAATTGAGCTAAAGAATATACATTATATTATATTATAATAAAGACATTATGGAAAAGCGCTTAAACAAAAAAGCAGAAGTATATATTACATCATTCAAGGACAACATTCGAGATAAAGTTACACAAATGGGACTCACCAAGTGTGAACAAATGAACCATCTTCTTCAATTCATATATGATTATGATAGATTGTCATTTTCTAAAGAGGATTTTCAGAAGAGAAAGCGAGTTAAAAATTTTGTGCCTATGTTTGATAGATGTTGTGCTAAGCGAGCAAATGAAGAACGATGCACAAGACGAAAAAAAGATGGATGTGAATATTGCGGTACTCATTTGAAGGGAACTCCACATGGTATTGTGGAAGAGGATTCTGAACCCAAGAATACTTTGCAAAAAATCGAAGTATATGCGCAAGATATTCAGGGTATCATTTATTATATCGACAAGAACAATAATGTTTATCAAGCAGAGGACATTGTCAGTAATAAAGTGAACCCAAAGATTATTGCCAAGTATTTAAAAGACGGCGAAAATTATAGCATACCCGAGTTTAGCATTTAGTTATATAATTGTAAACTGATAATAAAGTTAAAAAAATATTTTTAAATATATAATATATAATATATTTAAATGGATAATATTAAACAAGTAGTTATATGGGGACATAAATTACATAGCCACACCCATAGTTATATACATAATGCTTTTTTCATTGCATTTAAACATTTAGGATATCAAACTATTTGGTTAGATAAAAATGATAATATTTCTAATATTGATTTTTCAAATACTTTATTTTTAACAGAAGGTTGTGTAGATATAAATATTCCAATTAGAAATGATTGTTATTATATATTACACAATTGTCAATGTGATAAATATAATATATTAGAAAAAAAAAGAGTTTTAATTATTCAAGTATTTACTACTGATGTATTTTTAGGGAGAACAATTGAAAAAATAGATGAGTTTATATATTACACACCAATAATAAATAATCAATATTCTCTACTATATATGCCATGGGCAACTGATTTGTTACCACAACAAATACAAAATAATATAGAAGAATATGACAGAATAATTAAACCAAAAAATTTGGTAAATTTTGTGGGTATGATGACAGATGAATGGGAAATTGTAAATACATTTTGCAAAAACACAAATATACAATTTAAAAATGTTGGAGGGTTTTCACAAAATGTTGAAATATCAGAAAATGAAAAATTAATACAAGAATCTTTAATTGCACCCTCAATTCAAAGTAAATGGCAATGTGAAAAAGGATATATACCATGTCGTATTTTCAAAAATATATCTTATGGTAAAATGGGAATTACTAATAATGAACATGTATCTAAATTATTTTTAAATAAAATTATATACGATAATAATATTTTTAATGCACTTACAAAAGGATTATTTTTCGAAAAAGGTGATTTTCAATTAAATAAAAGTATTGTTACTAATCAAATGCATTATGTTAAAGAAAAACATACGTATTTAAATAGAATAGATACAATTTTATCTTTATTAGCTAAACAAAACAATTAATTTATTTAATAAATTTAAAGACATACCATTATATATTTTATGTCTTTAACAAAAAAACAACTATTAACCACGTATATATTAGATAACAATTGCAATCCAAATTATTATTTACTTTGTTCAACATCTACATTTATTTTTCCTATGATATATGCATATCAAAAGGGAAAAAAAACATTGGCTCTATATACAGCATTAGCATTATTCGGATCACTTAATTATTGGAGAAAACCTTGCATAGGATATTGTAGAAATATTGACCTTGTAACATCAAAATTATCCTGTGCAATTTATTTTTATTATGGATACAAATACATTCCAATATTTTTACCAAACTTTATGGGATGGGTAAATTTATATTTAATGTATTATTTTTATAATCAATCATGTAGTAATTTTTATTTACAAAATAAACAATGGATATATTACCATGGATTGTTTCATTTATTTACAACAATTAGCAAAATGTATGTAATTTATTGGGTATAAAAAATATAAAATAAATATATTTTTTTATTATGGACGACGAAAGTAAGGAAATTTTAAAAAAGGTTGGATTCGAATTCAACGAATTATGTGATTTAAACGCACTAATTATACCTCGCGACCAATTATTGTCTGATGCAAAATACGATGAAATAAAAGTCTTGTTGCCCGAGTTGAAGAAAATTTATAGCTCTTCCCTGATGACAAGTCTCCAGAAAAACGCCGATAAAACACAAAAATGGCCTCTTTTGAACTTTGTCAGACAAATTTTAAATACTTATAGGTATAAAATGGAACCCATTCGGAAAGCAGACGGCTACACGCTGGATGGTGTCAAGAAATATAAACGCTATTTTCAAATTAAAAATAAACAAGAAACTACTGAAAAAAAGGATGCTTCAACTAAAACGATTACATATAATGATGTGGAAATAAACGAAATGTTACATAATGATAGTTGAATATAATTATATGAATCTATACTTAAAAATAATGGAATAGTATAATATATGAACCTTTACGGATTGTTCTTGTTTGTGAATTTTTTTTTAAATGCATCTAATTGTTACAGCAAAATGCATAATAGATCTAGGATGCAACTTTTTATGAAAAAAACAAAAAGTTCTCATACTACTTTATATAGTCCAAAGAGCGAACATCAAGCAGAATATGTCAAATATTTAAACAATGATGACACCAAAATTATTATTTCGATTGGACCTGCAGGCTGTGGCAAAACTCTATTTGCTTGCCAAAAAGCCATTGCACTTATGAAGTTAGATGATATAAACAAAATTATTATTACTAGACCAGTCGTGAGTGTGGATGAAGAAATCGGCTTTCTACCAGGCAATCTTGTCAAAAAAATGGACCCATGGACCCGACCATTATTCGACTTATTCTTGGAACATTATAGCAAAACCGAGCTAGACTTTATGCTCATGAATGGCAAGGTCGAAATTTGCCCTCTGGCCTTTATGAGAGGCCGCACCTTTAAGCATTCGTTTATTATCGCCGATGAGATGCAAAACAGCACGCCAAATCAAATGAAAATGTTGGCGACTCGATTAGGCGATAAGTCTCGCATGGTGATTACCGGCGATTTACAGCAAAGCGACATTGCTAAAGAAAATGGATTACATGAGTTTGTTAATAAAATACAGAAATTCAATGAAACTTCTGATATCATCAAGCTAGTTAAGTTAGATTCTGGCGACATAGAGAGAAGCGATGTCGTAAGAAAAGTATTGGAGATATATGAGTATGACCCGAGAAAAAACACGGCACAAATTAGCCAACAAAATGTAGAAACCAAAAATGACACTATCATTCAAACAAATAATACAAATGGTTATAGAATTTATAATACAAATCATGAGAATGATGCCGCCTTAATACCCATCCAACATGTAACCAAATATCATGATATATTTGCAGATAGGAGAGATTTCTAATTGGCGTTAGGAAATAGTAACTTATCAATTGTGGTTCTTACACAAAATAACCTGTGTAATATTATTCCTAAAATGAATAATATTGCTGCTACCATTAAAAATGATTTTTCAGTAAAATATGAAATGAATAATGCACCTATTAGAGTCATTATCACATCTACTATGGATACACCAATGAAACGATAAGAATGAACACCTTTTTCTGGTTCACCTAATACATCTTTGTATTTACATAATCCGCTCATATATTATCGGTCATATATTATCTCTATTTTCTCGTTTAAAAAGACCATTTCTAACTATCTTCTTTTTGTAATGTTTTCCTTCTTCTCCACACATATCATCAAAGTCTCTTGCTGTAGAACAATAATGGTTTTCAAATTTATTAATACCATTTACTAAAAAATTAATTTTACCTTCTTTTTTTGGAAATAGAGAACATTTACTAAATATACCACCAGGAACACTAACTTCATCTGGTATAAAATATTTACAATTAATACATAATTTGGGTTTAATTTGCGTTATAGAAATAATTGGTAAAATAATAGAGAAAATAATTAAAATAATACACTTCATTATTCAGATAATATAATTATGTTTAAATTGTTTATTTATAAGATAAATGGCGTTTGAAATGTTAAAAGGTGGAAAAAATTGAAAACTATTTTTAAATAATAATAAATTGTATAAATTATTATTTAACGAAGAATGAAACTTGAACAATTAATCGAAATCTTTTATGCTAATAAACTCACCAGAAATATTTTATATCACAATACATCTAAGACAGAATGGATGGCCTTTTATGAATGGGTACATGACAATTTTGATGAGCTTAATCTTATTAA